CTTTTCCGCACTTTTTGAAAGGAGAAAACTCATGGCATTTAGGAGTGCGGCAGGATACGGTAACCTTCCTAATGGTAACTTTAGTCCAGTTATCTATTCTAAGAAGGTACAAACTGCCTTTCGTAAAACCTCAGTAGTTGAGGACATTACAAATAACGACTATATGGGGGAAATTTCCAACTTTGGCGATTCCGTCCGTATTATTAAAGAGCCAGAAGTCTCAGTACAAGCATACTCCCGTGGTACACAGGTTGTCCCACAGGATCTAGATGACGAAGATTTCACTCTTGTTATCGATCAGGCAAACTACTTCGCGTTCAAGATCGACGACATCGAGGCGGCTCACTCTCATGTGAACTTTGAATCTCTTGCTACTGATCGTGCTGGTTATCGCCTTCGTGATCAGTTTGACCAGGAGATCTTCGGTTACATGTCCGGTTACAAGCAGGCCGCTCTACACGCCAATGCTAGTGCCGCTCGTGTTGCCGCTGACAAGTCTGGTACTGATCCAGTGTCCGCCGATGCTGATGGTCTTCTTGCTTCCATGAAGCTCGACCTCGGTTCATTCGGTGGTTCTGCTGGTAACTCTATTCCAGTTGGTCAGAACACCAGTGCAATCTCTCCTCTAGCGGTTATTAACCGTATGGCTCGTAAGCTAGACCAGCAGAACGTTGATCGTGACGGTCGTTGGCTAGTTGTCGATCCGGTCTTTGCCGAGCAGCTTAATGACGAAAACTCAAAGCTTCTAAGCAATGACTTTGCCGGTCGTCAGGATGCCGGTGATATCCTCCGTAACGGTCGTATCATCGATGGTATGGTTCGCGGTTTCCGCATCTACATGTCCAACAACCTGCCAATCATCGGTACTGGTCCGGGCACTGTTGCTACTGGTGGTTCTTCCAGTAACTACGGTGTTATCATCGCCGGTCACGACTCCGCTGTTGCTACTGCTTCTCAGATCGAAAAGGTTGAAACCTATCGTGACAATGACAGCTTTAGCGATGTCGTTCGTGGTCTACATCTCTATGGCCGTAAGCTTCTCCGTCCAGAAGCTATCACTCGCGCCGTTTACAACGTGTACGAATAAGGGAGGTATGAATCATGGCTTACGATCTAACTACTGGTTCTAATACCAATCACATGTCTCGTACCGGTGCTAATGTTCCTTACACCGTAGAGAAGGTAGTTTCTATGGCTGACGCGGTAACTCTCAAGGGTTCTTCCCTTGCTAATGCCGATGTCCTAGAAGTTATCCCTGTTCCAGCTAATACCCTCCTTCATGGTGCGGTTGCCTATGTTGAAGACGTTGTTTTCTCAACCGGTGCGACATTCGATCTTGATGTTGCCGGTGGTGATGACTTCATCGACGGTGGCGATCTAACCACTGCTGGTTGGGTTGCAGCCGGTACTAACGGCCTACTTCCTTTCGGTGCTAACTCGGTAATTATCACTGCTGCTGATACTATCGACATGACCCTTGCGGTTTCTGGTTCTGTTGCACCTGATACCGGCACTGTTCGCGTAGTTGCTTACATGTCTGATCTGGCTGAAATTCCAGGTCCGGCTGAAGTTGCTCGTGATCTAGCCTAACAAACTTGGGGAGATCCTTCGGGGTCTCCCCTTGACCTATTTGGAATACTATGGTACAATTAAACTGTTCAGTCTCAGAAGATATACTCAAGTCTAACTATGAGAATAACAAGAATAGAAACCTTCCATCTATTTCTAAACTAAAGAACAGTCCACATAAACGTAGCCAAGAAATTAATATATGTGCTGCTGGACCTAGTATCAAGAAGTTTGAAGAGTTTCTTCGTACATCTAATAACGATATCTTTGCTTCCAAAACTGTAGATTATCTTACCTCTATCGGGTGTGATCCTAGATACTCTGTCTCTATCGATCCACGAGAGTCTGGTGATAAAGCCCAACTAAATAAAAAAACCAATTACATTATTTCTTCTCAGTGTGATCCTAGTCTATTCGATGCACTAAAGAACTACAAGACATACATGATCGATACTGTCACTTCTAAAACGTGGCGACCCTCTGATAAGTGTATGTCTGCAGGATCTAACTCCACTGTTCATGCTATCCTACTTTCCGTATGGCTTGGTTATAAGAATATCAATCTATTCGGATTTGACTGCGGTTATGATAAAGCCTCTGGTAACTATCGAGTAAACCGTGAAAATAAGCATGATGGATCTTGTGAAGAAGTAACCGTATCATGCCCTATAACAAATAAACTTTACCATACAACCACTGAGTATATTGGTATGGCTGAGGAAGCCATGAAGATTATCCAGATACTTAGTAATCAAAAAGGTATCAACTTTAATGTCTGCGGCGATACATTCCTAACATGTTTTATTCAAAATAATATAAACAAAACCGAGTATATTTTACATGATGACTTTCCTGTTAGATGGTTAAAGGCTGCTTAAATGGCAACAACTTTCCTTACCTTAGTTAATGATACACTAAAGCGGTTGAATGAAGTCCAGCTTACTTCGGACGAATTTCCAACCGCTATTGGTTTTCATGCCTCGGTTAAGGATGCAGTCAATATTGCACTTGATGAAATCGGTCAGGAGCAGTTCGGGTTCCCGTTTAACCATCAGACCGGCACACTAACCTTGGTTGCTGGTACGTCTGTATATTCGTCTGAAAGTAATATGAAGGTTGTTGACTGGGATTCATTTCGTATCACCAAGGATGAAGCAGAAAATATCCAGGCGGTAAGGTTAAGACAAATTAACTATGATACCTATCTTCAACGGTTCTATATTCGGGATGGTAATGCGGGTACTGCTGACTATGATACCCCTAATTACGTGTACAAAACTCTTGACAATCGTATCGGTCTAACTCCTATTCCTGATAAAGCATATAGTATCGAGTATGACTATTACCAGTATCAGACTGCTTTGAGTAACGCTACTGATACAATGGCTGTCCCAGACCAGTTTAAGAACGTGGTTATCGATGGGGCTATGTATCACTGCTATATGTTCCGTGATAATTCTCAACAGGCTACTCTAGCCCAGCAACGATTTATTCGCGGCATTGAAAATATGCGTAAACTGCTAACAAACAACTTTACTGATCTTCGGGATACTAGGGTTAATAGACTAATTAACGTTCCGGCAGGCAGTAAGTAATGGTTGACAATCTCCGCGATGTAACAATCATTGCTAGGGGTGGTCTATATACTAACGAGGATGCTCTAACCCTCGCTGGTACTGAACCCGGTGCGGCAATCCGTATGACAAACTTTGAGGTATCTCAGTTTGGAGGATACCGCCGGATCAACGGTTATGAGTATTATGATGCTGACAATCCACAAGTCCCCGGCACTGGTAAAGTCTTGGGTGTCTGGATTCACAACGACAAGGTCTATGCAGCAAGACGTAACTCAATTGATTCTACTTCTGCCACTCTATCTGTAGGTGCTGTATCTCTCACTTCAGGTAGTTCAATTGTAACTGTTACTTCTGCTGCACATGGTTTATCTGTTGGTGAATGGGTCACCTTTAGTAATATTGATACTAACCTTGGTGGATTAGATCTAAACAATAATGAGTTTGTAGTTGCATCTACTCCGACTACAGGTAGTTTTACCTTCGTTGCTGATGAGGCTGCTGACAGCACAGTAACCAGTACAGCAGCTACAATCTTTTATACTGTAAGTCGATACTATACCATCTACGATCATACAAATGGTGTTGGCTGGTCAGCGGTAAACAACACCTCAGATACTAATACTCGTAGTGCTGTAGGTGTAACTAAAATCAGAACTAACGAACATAGTTTTACAGGGTCAGAAGTTGTAATCGTCGTAGATGGGGTTAACCGGCCCTTAAGACATAACTCAACAACTCCTATTGAACTTTATGATCGTCAAGGTTCTGGTCTAACCGATACCGAAGCTCAGTTATCTAACCCTTTCTCAATCAGCAACGGAACCAGTATCGTCACCGTTGACCATGTTGCTCATGGTATGCACGTCGGGGATATTGTCAAGTTCAGCAATGTCAATGTCAATATCGGTACGGAAGACATTAACGGTAATGAATATACTATTGCTACCGTAGTTGATGCTGACTCTTATACTTTTGTTATCTCAGCTACAGCTACATCAACTCAAAACAATGAAGGTGGCACAGCGGTAAACTGGTTCTACACTCATGTAGATATCGCTAATATCGAAGGTGCCAAATTTGTCACAGATTTCCGAAACCACTTATTCTTTGCCGGTGCCGAGAATAACTTTAACCGGATTACGTTCAGTAACCCCAACTTTGACCTAAGATACGATCCGGCTGGTGGTGCAGGTGAAATTAACGTAGGCTTCCCTGTTACCGGTATCGCTAAGTTCCGTGATGCTTTATATATTTTCGGTGAGCGACAGATCAAACGACTACAGGGTAATAACTCGTCAGACTTTGTTCTCTCTGAGGTGACAAGTAATATCGGTTGTATCGCTTCTGATAGTATCATTGAGATCGGTGGTGATATCCTGTTCCTGGCATCAGATGGTATCAGACCTATTCAGGGTACAGCCCGTATCGGGGATATTGAACTACAGACCATATCTAAACCTATCCAGCAGATCTTGCAAGCCCTGCCTGAGAACTATGATCTGGACCTTATGAGTTCTGTAGTTATCAAGAATAAATCTCAGTTCCGTTATTTCTTCCCTAGCGAGACTGGTTCTGTCACCGATGCTTTCGGTATTATTGGCGGTCTACGGTTTGCTAATAACAGTGTCGGTTGGGAGTTTGGGGAGCTACTAGGTATCCGATCTTTCGTGGCTTACTCGGACACCATCAACAGTATTGAGACCACGGTTCACGGTGATCTTGACGGGTATGTATTCAAGCAAGAATCTGGTAACTCGTTTAACGGTGCTGATGTAATCGCTGTTTATGCTACTCCGTTCTTTTACTTTGATAGTACAGAGCGTCGTAAGATATTTCATAAAGTATCTCTCTATACCCGACCAGAAGGTACCTCTAGTTTTAATATGGCTGTATATTATGATTGGGATGATCCTAACAAATATAACCCTAACTCTTACGGTCTTTCCACTCAAGGTGCACTCCTTCGTTATTTCTCTACCGGAGGAACCTATGGGTCAACCTTTACTTTCGGCGGTTCTAGTAGTCCCGTTCTAGAAAAGAATATCCAAGGCTCCGGCAGATCTGTCAGCTTTGTTATTACATCAATCGGTACGGAAGCACCATACAGTATTCAAGGCTGGGGCCTTACTTTCCAAGAAGCAGGATATAGATAATGGCAGGTTATACACGGCAATCTCTGGCTCAAATTCTAAACGGTGAGATCGTATCTGCACCACCGCTTAACGCTGAGTTTAACCAGATCCTCGCAGCCTTTAATAACTCTACCGGTCATAAGCATGATGGTACTGCTGCCGAAGGTCCACCTATTGATCGTATCGCTGACCTAGACCAGAACAATCTTATCTTTGTAGATACCAGTGCTAACCAGATCAACTTCTATGTCGAGTTCAGTGCTGCCCCTGTAGGTCAGATCAGTATCCAAGACGGGGCTATCCTACCATTTACTGACAATGACATTGATCTAGGTTCATCCTCATTCGAGTTCAAGGATCTATATATCGACGGTACTGCTAATATTGATTCTCTGGTAGCTGATACCGCTGATATTAATGCTGGTACAATTGATAATACAGTTATCGGTGCGACCACTCCTGCCGCTGGTACATTTACTAACCTAACCGTATCTACCGGGAGCACTATTGATTTTACAGGTGCTACAGTTTCTAACGGTGGAACCTTTACCACTGTTACTATCTCAGGCGGATCTATCACTGGCATCACTGATCTAGCGATTGCTGATGGCGGTACAGGTGCATCTACTGCTTCTGCCGCCCGGACTAATCTTGGTCTAGCAATCGGGACTAATGTTCAAGCCTATGATGCCGGTCTACAATCTATCTCTGGTCTGACCACTTCTGCTAACCAGATGCTATATACCACGGCATCTGATACTTATGCAACCACTAGTCTTACCTCAGCCGGTCGGGCATTGCTAGATGATGCTGATGCTTCTGCTCAACGGACTACACTCGGTCTAGGTACGATTGCTACTCAGAATGCTAATAACGTAGCAATCACAGGCGGGACTATCTCTGGTATCAGTAACCTGTCTGATATCGGTAATGCACTTCCTTACACCTTTAGCACAACCACAACCGACTCTGATCCTGGTAGCGGTGTACTCAGGCTAAACAATGCCACCCAGAATACCGCTACGGAAATCTATATTGATGATGAAGAAGCTAATGCAGCCGATGTATCTGCTTTCATTCAGTTGCTATCAGGTGGTAACAATCCTTCATCTGTTCTAGGTACGATCACCCTGCGTAAAGAGTTTAACCCGGAATCTTTCCTACAGTTTAAGGTTACAGGTGTAACTAACGCTTCCGGTTATACTAAACTCACTATTATTAATACATCTTCAAGCACAGCCAATCCGTTTTCTAACAGTGATAATGTATTCCTTGATATTAGCCTATCCGGTGATAAAGGTGATACCGGTGATGTAACCGGTCCTGCCAGTTCAACTGATAATGCTATTGTTCGCTGGGACGGGACGAGCGGGGGTCTGGTTCAGGATAGCGGTGTCACCATTGATGATAGTGGGACCATCACCGCAGCCCAATACGACAGCACCGAATCTCTACCGGATATTAAGCCGAGCCTCAATCTGGACTTTGCCAACGTCAAGAAGCTAGACCCGCGAATCACCTACACCCGCGCATCCACCGGGACGTATTACGATGGCAAGACCTTTGCGAAGGCAGAGGAGAATTTGCTGCTACAGTCGCAGGCATGGGCCACAAGCCCTTGGGCAAATAATGCTTTTGGATCTGGAAACGTAGTAGTTAATAACGCAGATACTGCCCCAGACGGGACAACAACTGCAACATCTCTCACTTTTGGCGCTCAGTACGCTACTCGTGAGCAAAGTGTAACTACTCTTGATGGGCAGAGTTATACTTTTTCTTTTTGGGCAAAAAATATTAATGGAAACACCGCTCTAAAAATAATTCACTTTGCCAGCGCAACAGGAAACGATACCGCTGTAACAATAGATGGGACTTGGACTAGATATTCCGTTACAGTTTTGGGGAAATCTGGCGGCGGGGCAGTGTTTTTTGGGATACAGGATGCCAACGCATCTGGGCAGGGTGAAACACTGTTTTGGGGCGCACAACTGGAACAACGCTCCTCTGTAACCGACTACACCCCCACCACCACTCAGCCGATCACCAACTACATCCCTGCACTTCAGACTGCTGCAAGTGGAGTGGCACGCTTCGACCATGACCCAATCACGAGTGAGTCACTCGGCTTCCTCATTGAGGAGCAGCGGACGAATCTTCTGACGTATTCTGAGGACTTCTCGAATGCTGCTTGGACGAAGACACAGTCAAGCCTTACGTCCAACATCGTTGTTGCACCTGATGGGACGTTGACGGGTGATAAAATTGTAGAGGACACATCAGCCTCAGCAATTCATATCTGGTATCAAACCGCCACAACAACCGCAAATACTCAGCACACTCTAACCCTGTACGCAAAAGCTGCCGAAAGAAGTTATATTCAACTTCAACTTGACGATACAACATCAAACGCACTTAATGTTTCTTTTGATCTTAGTGATGGATCAATTTCAACTGCTGCTGGAAATGGGGGTACGGCTTCTGGTGCAACCGCGTCTTCTACAGCAGTTGGGAATGGATGGTATCGGCTTACGCTTTCTGGCATTCCGTTTACATCCGGAACCACCATTCGTGCACTATTTTACATAAAAAACGATAGCAACTCTGCCACTTACACAGGCGACGGCTACTCGGGCGTCTACATCTGGGGTGCTCAACTTGAAGCCGGTGCCTTCCCCACAAGTTACATCAAGACCACCACTGCCCAAACCACACGCAATGCAGACGCTGCCAGCATGACCGGCACGAACTTCTCGGAGTGGTATAATGCTGGGAAGGGTACCGTTTACTGTGAATCTTCTACGGTGGATTTTTCTTCTAACAAAGGCATTTGGGCAATAGGGAACCCGAGTCTTGCCTTTAGTTCTGGCAACATGCAGTATGAAACATATACCGCAAGCTTTAGCGGGCGTAGAACACTTGGTATATTTTTTAACGGCTCATCACAAGCCTCTAGTTTGGGAACTTTTGTGGCGCAATCAGAAAACACTTTTTCACAGGGTGCTTTTGCATATGCGCTTAATGATTTGGGGCAGTCAACCAGCGGCGCTACAGCCGGCACAGACGCAGATGCGCTAATTCCCATTGGAGTCACAGGACTTTCAATTGGTGGGCTTCAGCAAGGCTGGAGTGGCGCTGGTAACTATTTAAACGGCCACATCCGCAAACTCTCATATTACCCGCAGCGCCTATCGAATGCCACCCTACAAGCCCTCACGGAAGAATAACCATGATCTACTATTATCTCAAGACTGACACCGAAGCCCAGATGTGGGAGGCACTTGAAGCTGCTGGTCTGGCTAAGCGTGAATATGACCGCGAAGACCCGCTGAACGTGGCACCGGAAGAAGCCACGGAAGGCTGGCAACCTACAGGTGCCTTTGAGTGGGTATTCACAGGTCTGGCACTTGATATGATCGGTACGATCTACAAGCCCATTGGCAACATGCTGACCGATTTAGATGGTATGGAATATCCTGAGATGGCTGCGATTGACGGTTGGCACGCTAATCTAATTACAAAAGAAGGTGTGGAAGGATTGCCTGAAATCATGGCTCCTGAAACTCCTTACCGGGTTTGGAGTGGACAATGACAAAACTTTTAGGAACAAAACCAAACCAAGCCCCTATTAACGCTGACTTGGGTGATCTGGCTTACCAGGACGGTGCCAACAGCCAGATAGGGCCTATCACCGTTACTGGCGGTAATGTTGGTATCGGACGCACCCCAACAACAAACTTATTAGAAGTAGCTGGCACGATTGAATCAACCGGCGCCCTGGTGGTTCAGAGTTCCATATCCGCCACAAGCGCGGACGCCGATCTCACGGCGGGCGGTAACCGAACCTACGCCGACTTCTCTGGCAGCGTCGCGCGGCTTGGCGGTACGGATGGTGGCGGGTCCGCGATTCAGGTCGGCCTCTACGCCGGATCGAACCCCGTCCTTCTCACGGACAGCGGCAGCACCAACAAGCTCTTCTACGGCGCCCAGAGGTTCGGCAACGGAATGGCCGTCGCGACAAACGATATTGGATCATATTCGGCGAACCTGAGCATCTCGTACACTGACGTCAACTCGCTCTTTGTAGAGCTGGGCGCCAGTATCGACATCAACTTCACGAGCCTCGGAAGCCACCGCTACGCAAAAGTGATCGACATCGAGCAGTCCGCTGGAGCGTACACCCCGACATTCAAAGTCAACACCGCCACCACGAATGTTCGTTGGCGCACCACCGAACCGAATTGGTCCGGCTTGGCTGACGGTGTCGTGGTTCGTGTCGCCTGTGAGGTTGACCACGATGGATACCTTCAGCTTTGGGCTGAAGAAGACGTGAGGGCATAGAATGAGTGACGCGAAAGTTAACCTCTCTACTGGCGACGTCGTCGAGTGGCCGAGTCAGTTTCCACTGCCTGGGGCGCTCAAGATCAAGATCAACGGTCAGATTGTCGCCCGACAGGATGCCGACATCCTGAAGCGGAACCCCCGCGCTTGGTACGGAGACCCGGCCATCACGCAGGAGTTCGACCGCGACGAGCCGGTCATCGACGCCAATGGCTTTCAGACTGGTGAGTTTACTCGGATTTACCGCGATGTTCTGCGTGACCCATGCCCCCCTATCCTTGACGGTTTTGGGTGGTTTCCAGTGATCGAAGTGCGTCCACCGCTGACGCTCGGTCAGACCTACGGCGAACCGGCTCTCGTGGCCGATCTCGATGCCGGAACCGTCACGGCGACATATCCGGTGGTTTCGGATCAAGGGGCCATCGACGCCGCTTATGACGCCCTGGAAGCCGAGCTGATCCGCTCCATCAAGGCGCAAGCCGGAGCCGTTATCCTTGCGGCATATCCGAGCTGGAAGCAGTCCAACATGACGGCGCGCGGTGTCGAGTTGACGCGCATCAAGGCCGAGGGAGGCACTTGGTCGACCGCCGAGCAGGCCGAGGCCGACGCCCTCGACGCGGCATGGAGCTGGGTGAAGTCCATCCGCGCCGCCAGCGACACGGCGGAGACCGCCGTCACCGCCACCAAAGGCGTCGAAGCGACCATGCGGTCCGCCGCTATCGTCGATTGGGAGAACATCTGATGTCGATCATCATACCGACTAGTATGGGCACCGCCGCCGCCGCTTTTGGGTACAACAGCGGTTATGCCACGATCCCGGCCATGAACATCGACGACCTTCCCGGCGGAGGGCTGTCAAAAGCAAGTGTCAACTACACCACAGGGAGTGGTAACCACGATCTGATCTCGTCGGCGGCAAATACTGGCGGCGTCACGATCATGTCGAATGGGCTTCGGTTCAAGACCACTCATCCATCCCAATATAGTTATGTATCCCTTCTGGGTCAGACCGGGGCAGGTTCGGTTGCCTTCAACTACGTGTGGGGATACAGTTCCTATATGAGGGACCTACTTCTCGGATGCGCGTTTCCGATCTATCTGCCCGCTGGTCGGTATGTCCGTGTCTCAAGCACTGGAGCCGGCGTTTCGGCCGTAGCGCAGGCGTTCGTGACTTACATCACGGGGCAGCTTCCGAACGCCGTTCATATCGATGACCTTCAGACATCCTGGGGGACGTCATATCTCGGGGCGGGTTCCAGCCCAGGAGGTCGGCTGATCCTCGCGGCGCTCACTGATCGGTATTATGGCAGCTCGGTGAGTCCTTTCTCCTCGGGCCCGACGGCTTTGGGTGAACCGCTGCTACCAAACAACTATAGTCTATGGGGTGCCTATGACGAAACCAACGGTCGGATCCCGGCGATTTATCTCCCTAACGGGACTACGCGCACAATTTACGCGTACGGGTTCATCTATTTGGATATCCCATGACGCCGCGCGCCAATCGGAGACGTCGCTCGGGTCTTCCACCGGCAACCTGATCGTCGGCGAGGGGTATGCCGGAGACGATTGGGACGGGGCGATCAGCCGTCTCGTCGTGAGCATCGGCTACACCCCGTACGACCCGACGAAATCGACGCTCCGCGTGCCGAACCGTTTCGCTCGGCTTCTGGTGAGTTGAGGTCATGATCGTCCAATGGAACGTCTCGACCGGCGAATATATTGCGACGCTTCCCGGCTATCCCGGCGATAGACCGTGGGGCAGTGCCTGTAATGCAGCCGCAAATGCTACAGAACTCGAGGCTATCGACATTACTTCTGGTTGGCCTGTATCAGAACAACCCAAATAATAATATAAACTCTTTTGTTCAGGATTCTCGGGCATGGATTTATCACCAACCGTTATATGGAATATAATCCTAA